GGCTACAAGCCTGAGCAAGTGTTTGCCGAGCTTGGCAGCGACTTTGCGGCACTCAAAGACTCCGGCGCATTGCNATTCCTGCAATTTATGCAGGGCAAACCGGCAGCGGACGCCGAACCGACTGACCCGGCCACGCCGCCAAAGCAGGGCAAGCGCAGCGCGGCAGACATCCCGCCGATGCAACTCACCTTGCCAGCTATCCACATTCACCAGAGCGAAACCCGCATCGANCCGCCTGTGGTGAATATCGGCGGGCCGACTGTCAATGTCGAGCGTGCCGAAGCGCCAGCGGTGCATGTCAACGTGCAGCCAACGCCGGTCACGATTGATGTGCAGCCTGCCGAAGTGCGTGCCGATGCGCCTGTGATCCACGTCGCCGCGCCAAACGTCACCATCCAGCCCGCCCAGGTCACGGTCGAGTTGGANGCCAACATNCCACCGGCNGANATCACNCTGGATCTGCCNANGCGNAAAACCACCACCGACATCACCCGAGACNGCATGGGNCGAATCNTCNGCACCACGCAGNTNGAAACCGACGCGGAGTAAACCATGAGCCTTTCAAACGCCACCGAAGCCGACATCCTCGACGTGCTGCTGCGCGGAGTAGACCCGTCCTATCGAGCCGGTGCCACGCAATATCTGGCNCTGTTCACCGCNGACCCNGGCGAAGCNGCCAGCNTNTCGAACGAGGCCAANTACACCGGCTATGCCCGTGTGTCGCTGACCAAGGCAAGTGCATGGACAGGCACGGCCAGCCCGTTTACCAACGCCGACCTGATCCAGTTCGGAATTTGCACTGCTGGCACCAACGCGCTGACGCATTTCGCCGTNGTCGATACCGCATCGGGCGCNGTCGAGATGATGATCAGCGGCGCGCTGTCTGCCACGCTCAACGTGTCGGCAGGNATCCAGCCGCAGTTCGGCGCGGGCGTGCTGTCGATCAGCGCCGACTAATGCAACAGTACCGATGCGCGCACTGTCTCGCACTGCTTGGCCTGCTGGTCGAAGGGGAGCCTGTGCCCGCATGCCCGGATCATCCAGACGCCGCGGTCGAGCTGATTGCAGGAGACGACGATGATCAATAGTCACGTCGCCATGCTGGATGCCTACGAGTCTGGCCGCTATCACCAGCAGCGCATCATCAAGACCGGCGCAGGGCGGAACTACGACACCAAGTGGCAGGATTGGGCATTTCAGGCCGGGCAACCGGCCTACGATGCCCGCATTGGCGANGTCGCCGCGTTTGTGCCTGCCATTGCCACCGGCAACGATGCTATCTATTTCCCACCAATCCCCGCAGGCATGGAACGCAAGCTGCACCGCGTGACGATGCAGCCAAAGGCCAGCGGCGAATCGCAGGCCAGCATCGACTTTGTGCTGTATGACCTAGTGGGCTATTACCCACTGATCGACGGTGACAGCACCGACCCGCAAGAGCTAGACAACACACTGACCCTGCCGCGCTACACCGACGGCGCAGGGCTGCGGCTGGTGATGGTCAATCACGTCGCACCGGCAGTTCAGGGCGGTGTGATGGTGCTCGAATACACCGACAGCGACGGCACCGACCGCACGCAAACAATCGGCGTGCCGGCGAACGGCATCAACACCGTCTGTTCTGGCGTTGACGCTACCAATGGCACCCGCACCGGGCCTCTATCGGTCAGCCTGCTGGCGGGCGTCACAGGTATCCGGCGTGTGAATCGAATCACGTACACCAAGCCACCGGGCGGGCTGCATTGCTTGTATCTTATCAAGCCGCTGGCACAGTTTAAGCATTACCACGACGAGCTTCTGCAGGCCGATACGACGGGCAGTAAGCACGCGGTCGAGGTCGATTTTGCACTCAAAGACGGATGGCGGCTGCCAACCATCCACGACGGCGCGCACCTTTCTCTTTTCTACCGACCAAACGGCGGCGGGCGAACCGTCACGTTTTTCGGTCAGTTTGACTTTGTTTGGGGATAGAACATGGCGATTCAATCGATTGACCAGCTATACGCGGCGTTCTCGGCAGGGCAAACCGACCGGCAGGACTTCAACAAGATCACTGGCGCGGCGGCCTATGCTGCGGGCCGTTGGTACGAGATGTTCAGCCTCGGCGGTTTCCCGCCTGCCACCACCTATCCCGGCACCGCGCTGGCGTGGAAAGCATGCGACGATGCGACCGGCGACGGCACCACGCGGTTCGGCATCCCGCACGGCGGCAACGTGTCCACGCTGATCAAGCAATTGTCCACGCTGTCGGCATGGTCTACGGCGGCAACCGGCGTGCCATCGGTGCTCAAACTGGTGGACCTGCAGGGCTACTATCCCGGCATCTCGATGAACTCGGCGACTGCGCAAACACTCACCGGCACACCGTCGATGCGCTACAGCAACGGCGTGCGCGCTGCGCTGGCCATCCGCACCACGTCGGGCGCTACGGCGCATAACGTCAACATCAGCTACACCAATCAATCCGGCACATCCGGTCGCACGCTACCGGGCACCGTGGCCTGCACGGTGTCTGCCATTACCCCGCACATTTGCCACAGCGGAACGGCGGCCAACAATTTCGGGCCTGAACTGCCACTGGCAACCGGCGACACCGGCATTCAGTCGGTGCAGTCGCTCACCCTGTCGGCATCCAGCACGGCAGGCACGGCTGTTCTGTTGCTGTACAAACCGCTGGCAACCATCCCGCTGAGCATTGCCAGCCTCATGACCGAGAAGGATTTTTGGAACCAGTTGCCAAGCGCGCCGCAGATCAAGGATGGCGCGTGCCTTGGCTTCATCCTTGGAACCGGCGCAGCAGTAGCGGCAAGCACCACGTTTGCTGGCGCGCAAGAGGTTGTCTGGGGCTGATGCTGTACCCAAACGGCCAGCGCGTTTTGACTAGCATGGCGCGGCCTATCGCGGGCGCGTTGGTCGCTTGCGGCGCGCTGCAATACGGCGGGATTAATGGTGCGCGGCTTAATCGGTTTGTGTCCGACACCTATTCGCGCATTGTCGGCGCGGTGCCGTCTGGCTATGGCGGCAGTGCGTGGATTCTGGCAGTCACCGCTGGCGGTATGGCTGGCCGTTCGGCGGTAGAACTGTCCGCCACCGGTACGGGCGCGATGGGCCTGCCAGGATCAGGCACGGCAGCGATCACGTTCACGGTCGCTGATGCTGCGGGGTCGCTGATCGTCAGCGGTAGCGGATCGGCCTCGTTCGCGGTTGCCGTGGCCGACGCATTGGCCTCGGCATCCATCAACGGCAGCGGCTCCGCATCGTTCACGGTCACGGCGGCACCGGCTCAACTTGGTGCGCTGGCGGATGGCGAAGGCGCGGCATCGTTCAGTGTCACAGGCACGCTGATCCATTACGCCATCGGGCACATGGAAGGGAGCACCGAAGATACCAGCGTACTGACTACGCAGAGCATCGCGACCGCCGTCTGGTCCGCACTGGCGGCAGTCAACAACGACGCGGGAACGATGGGCTCGAAACTCAACACGGCCAGCAGCGGCGGCGTCGATTACGCAGCACTGGCCGATGCCGTCGTGGCAGCATTGGAAGCCGCGACGATCCCAGTCAACACGGTGCAGATCAGAGGACAGACGATCAACGGATCGGGCAGCGCGTCCGATCCTTGGGGCCCGTAATGACATCGGCTTGGGGGCTTGCGTTCGGTGCGGCTTGGGCCGATGCCTGGGGCGTGGTGCTGGAAGATCAGCCCGTTGCAGAACCGCCAAAGCTGGCAACGGTTATTCCAATGCGCGAGGAATCACGCGCTCGCCGTCGGCGTACGCCAGCGATCCCGCTGGCCTCGTTACGGCCGGTTGATCACAGCCTCGACGATGAAGATGTGTTGCTCATGGTTGGCGGTCTGTAGCCCGTCCCATTTTGCCTAAACTTGGGACAGGCACCGGTGTTTGATGCTCGCCCATGAGCGCACAAACCAGAAAGCTACCGATGCAAACCCGCCTCGCCGTGCTCACCCCGGCGAGTTTCAATGCGGAGTCACGCACTGTCGAAGTGACCTGGACAACTGGCGCTGCCGTGCGTCGGTACGACTTTTGGGCTGACGAGGAATACTCCGAAGAGCTGGAAGTCAGCGATTCCGCCATCGACATGGGGCGCCTCAATACCGGCGCTGCGCCCGTGCTGGACAGCCACGCCACGCGCGGGCTGGAAAGCCAGCTCGGTGTCGTCGAGCGCGCTTGGATCAGCAACGGCGAAGGACGCGCGATTCTGCGGCTCAGCCAGCGCGAAGAGGTCGCCGGCATCGTCGCCGACATCGAGGCCGGGATCATCCGCAACATCAGCGTTGGGTACAGCGTTCAGCAGTACCAGATCACTCGCGCTCAAGGCCAGTTGCCTGTCTACCGCGCCGTGCGGTGGACGCCCTCCGAACTCAGTTTCGTCACCGTGCCAGCCGACCCCGGCG